TTTGAAAAAATTATAGATTTTGAAAAAGCTAAAGTTCAAACAAGAACTAAGGTAACAGGTGGCTCTCCAACCGCAGCAAGACAAGAAGCTATCAAAGAGGCAGCAATAGATCCAACGCTAGGCGTTATTGGTAGAGCAATAGCTGGTGATGCTCCAGGTGCAGCTAGACAATCATTAGCTGCAATTGGCGCGAGAGCTGGTGGATTAAGTCCTGAAGGCGCAAATCAAATAGCTAGAAAATTATTTTTAATGAAACCAGCAGATCAAATTAAGTATTTACAACAACTTGGTCAAACAGAAAGAAAACTAATAGAGCAATCTATGAGGGGTATAGGACTACAAACAGAACTAACAGCTGGTGCTGGAATGTTACCGGGTTTGCTTACAGACTAACCCATGCCCCTTGCAACAGAACGCGTTGGTCGTTTTGGTGAATATCTCACAGCAGCAATCCTCTCTCAAGTTTCTGACACAGTAACCATCGTTCCACACAACGCATCGGCAGATATTATTTTTGAACACAACCTAAAGCTGTATAAGTGCCAGGTAAAAACTCAATCTAAAATAGAAGAACACAGAGAGAATTGGCGTTTTGATATGCGTAAAGGTCAAAGAGTTGCACACAGAAAATACAAAGATAATGAGATAGATGTGTTTGCTTTTGTTTCTATAACCCACCGAAATGTGGTGTTTTCTAAACCTATAGATAAGGGCCAACTAACCATCGCTGATGAACACATGAAAAACAACGATGCTGTGAAGAACATTCAAGACATACTTAAAGATTTGCAATAAAAAACAAAACCCCTTAAACTACACTAATACACTATAGGGAGATAGTATGACACTTAACGAATTATTTGATTTATATACAAAAGATTTAAACAGGCGTGGTGCTAAGACTGTTAAACGCATTAAACAGTTTTATGACAACGACATCCGATTAGCTCTTGGCGATAGAGAGATAAACAGCATCATCAGAGGTGACATAGCACAGCTACACTTCGATGTGTCTGAGAGATCTCCTTATACCTCCAATAAATGTCTCTCTATCCTCAAGGCTATGTTTAACTTGGCTATTACCTTTAGCTACATAGAAAACAACCCGGCATTTAACATTGGTAAGAATCGTGAGATTAAACGCAAACGCTACTTAACCAACGAGGAGCTGATCGCTATTACCGAGCAGCTTGATCGTTTGGGCCATAAAGCTAGATACAAGCAAGGTTGCAACTTTCTATGGATGCTAATTTATACTGGTGCGCGTGTGGGTGAGATTAGAAACGCTAAGTGGTCTGATATCAAAGGCAATGCGTTGGTCATTAAAGATCATAAGACCGATCACTCAGGCGAGGATCGTATTATCTTTATTACTCCCGGGGTGCAAAAGATATTAGACAAGTGTGAGCGCGTGGGGGAGAGAATCTTTGACATAGATTCACCCAGATATGTATGGGATCTCATACGCAAAGAGGTTGGGTGCGAGGATGCTAGACTACATGACATCAGACATTCGTATGCCTCATGGTCATTAGAGAAAGTTAATTTATCAGAGGTTGGTAATCTATTAGGCCACTCAGATGTAGCGACCACTCAAAGATATGCACATATCCATAAAGAGAAAGCGATAGGCAACGCTAATGTTGTGAGCCAACACATTCATAGCATCGTAGCTAATAGATAATTATAAGTTATTAATATCTATACAAACATCATCCTTGTTAGCGGTGTGAATACCTAGTTTTAATAGGTATTCAGCAACGCTGTGAGGGTCTTTGTTTGCTGTACGACAAAATTCAATAAAGTCAGACACCAAAACTCTGTCTATATAGACAGGTTTTCTACCATTTCTTTCTTCAAGAATTGGATCGTCAAAGTCTGCTAAATTCATATCCATACCTCGTTACAAATTTTCGTAATGTTCTATCAACTTATTTAAGTACCACCTGGCTTTTTCTAAGTCCTGAATGTTTGCATCTTTGTACTTATGCCTGTGTACATACTTAATTATTGAGCCTTCTAAATAAGATGGAAACTGATCGCCTAATTGCTGCTTGATGTAGTCTATACACTCCAAGCCACCCTCGTTGTAATGAGGCGGGTGATCCACCATATCGTTCTTTGCATTGTCCCATTGTTTTGGGGTTACATTATCTATACTCATATTTCATCTCCAAATTAATAAATACTTGATTATGATAGTGGATAAGCGTATATTAGTCTACAGGTAAATCAAAGCAGGGAGAAAAATGCATACTGATAGAAAATTTATTGACACAAAAGAACTAGCCAAAAGGTGGGGTAGAAGCTCCAGAACCTTAGAGAATTGGCGCGGTAAACAAGTTGGTCCTACATATTACAAGATCGAAGGTAAAATACTTTACGACTTAGAAGATGTAGAAAACTTTGAGACTGGTTCAAGGGTGTTATACAGTGCCTCACGCGATATTTAGTCCCTCATCATCTGACCGATGGTTTAACTGCCCGGCAAGTGCGTACCTGAATTATTCAGCAGAATACTCAGTTAATATCGCAGCAGCTACCGGGACATTGATCCATGAGATGTGTGAAATGTTATTAAAGGGCAGACTTAAAGATATTACTTTGGAAGAGTATTGGCTCGGTAAAGTTGTTGATATAGAAGATTTCCAAATAGAAGTAACCGAAGACATGATTAAATGTGCTGAAGTTTATGTGGAATACATCTTTAAAAGAAAAGAAGAACTGAACGCTACCATGGTTATTGAAGAGAAAGTTTACATGGATGAAATCTCTGATAAGTGCTTTGGTACTGCTGACTGCATCTTAATAGCTGAAGATCGTATCTGCGTTATAGATCTTAAATCTGGTAAGTGGCCTGTCGAGGCTGTTAAAAATAAACAGTTAAAAATTTATGCTATTGGTGCTTTTTTGAGATATGGCGATCAAGATGCAGATATAACAATAGAAATGACTATTGTCCAACCAAGATTAAAAAATGCTATTAAGACACATGAAATTTCTTCTCCCAATCTAATGCATTGGGCGGACACAGATCTGAAACAAGCAACTGATGCTTGTGATGAAGAAAATCCAAAACGGGCGGCAGGGGATCACTGTAGATTCTGTGCCGCTAAACCAGAATGTAATGAATATAAAACTAAGCTAGGAGAGAAATATGGCTAAAGAAAAGAAAGAACCTGTGTTGTCTTACAGTATAGGTGAAGAAGAACACACGCTGTACGAGAGCGATATCACACCAATGATAGAACCCTTGTATGACAAAGTGTCAGCAACACTCAAGTTGCAAAGGATTGTCCATGATTTTTTTAATGGAATCATAGATGAGAAAATAAACGCACTGCATCATTTAGTGCATAACAGTGAGGGAGAAAAATGAGTGTATTAGATAAAGTATTATCCAAAGCAAAAATGAAACCACCGATTATTTGCTTGTATGGTAAAGGTGGTATTGGTAAAACTACATTTGCATCAACCATGAACAGTCCAATCATTGTTCAGTGTGAGGATGGAATCGGTAAAATCGAATGTCCTCATACTGGAGTTGCAAAAACATACAGCGAGTTTGAAGAATATCTTTTGGCATTACTTAATGACGAACATGATTTTAAAACTGTTGTTGTTGACAGTCTGGATTGGTTAGAGAGATTAATTAATGACCATGTATGTAAAGAAAATGGTTGGGCAGACATTTCTGCGCCTAGCTTTGGAAAAGGTTATGGTGCTGCATTGGTTGTATGGAAAGACTACTTAGATATTCTTACCAGATTGCGTAATGAAAAAGGCATGACTATATTGCAAATTGCACACAATGAAGTTAAGCGTTATGAAGACCCATCCAATGATCCACATGACAAGCATCAGATTAAACTTTATAGAAAAGCTGCTGACTTAGTTGTTGAACACGCTGACTGTGTGTTCTTTGCTAATTATAAAACTGGTGTTGTGCAAAAGAAAAATGCCAAAGGCGGTATGTCTACACAGGTATTGCAAGGCGATAGAAAAATTTACACTCAGGAAGCTCCTGGTTACCATGCCAAAAATAGATATGGTCTTCCTAGTGAAATGGATTTTGATTGGCCCACGATTCGTGAGGCGATGATAAAATGAGTCAGTTAGGAGAGGTTGAGGAAGCAAAGTTATTACTTGGAGAGATGCGAGAAAAG